AACAGTATAGCGTTTACGCCACCAACAGAGTAATGAGCCTGAGTACCAGTTGAGCCACCAGCTGCAGTCCAACTCGTTATGTTTGAGTCAAAAGTTCCATTTGTCACCAAGCTTGCTCCAAATGTAGATGCGTAAGCTGGATTATTTGTTTCTGTTATGTTTGCTTGTTGATTTTGTTGAAATATAGATAGCTTTTGATCTATAATATCTAACATATCAGAGTACTCTGTAGAATTACCGTGCACTCTATTGAACTGTGAGTTGTCGTAAAAGTATTGTTCAAACACTTCTAGCTGAGCTTGATTGGCGAGTAGGTTAAACTCTTGAGGAGTTATGTAGCCTCTTTGTTCTTTGTTGGCGATTGCCAAAACTCTTTGATATATCGTATCTATATTTATCGCCATTTACTTATATTTTTTTTATAGTTGTTGAGCCATCTGCTTTAGATGACCCAACTTCTATAAATAATCACTTAGTTTAACTGCTTTTCAATATTGGAGTATATCTCCATACCTTCGTCAGTTTTAAACCATTGCGCTAAAGCAGAATAAGGATGCTCATCGAATGGTACTGTCATTAGTTTTCTGTTATTAGAACCCCAGTTAAAAGTTCTTTGATCTGAGGATAACTTAATTAAACCCATTTCAGTAGCTCTAATACCAAAGTTTCTTAACATAACATTTTCATCGTTAACTAAATCTAAGAACAAGCTTGGGTTTTTCTTAGCATATAACAATAAATCTCTTTTAAGCTCCTTAGAACTCATCTCTGCTACCTTAGATCCTATTTCTACTCTCATAACCGCTTCAGCCATGTCTATGTCTAGATTCTTAGCAGCATTTAAAGCTTCTAGTTCTAATTCAATAATGTCTATTTGGTTTTCTGCAATAGCCTGTGGCTTGTACTCGTAGAATAAATTATTTTTTTGAGGATGATACAAGCTTAGAAACTTTTGAAGAACAGTTTTGTTTCTTGGAACATATAAAGCTCCTGATCTAAATATAATGTGTTCTAACCTTTGATCTCCTTGCATTTCATCTACAAATACAGTTCTTTGGTTGCTAGTGTACTTTAATTCTCTTTCGTAACCTTTTTCTTCGTCAAAAAAGTATAATCCAGAAGACCTAATTGAATATGACAATGGTTTTCTTTTACTTTTAAGATAATAAACTCTATCTTTTACTTCCCAGCCGTCAGTTGGTTCTTTTTTAGTAGAAGTTTTAACTTCTTTTTCTATAACTACTTGTTGCATCTCGTTTGACGCTATAGGTTGAGGTGTGTCTACCTCTGTTTTTTTTGTTTGCTTTTTAGCCATGATATAATATAATAATAATTAATAAAAAAATAAAGAGGGAGAAATTAATCTCCCTCTATAAATATAAATGCTTACTTCAATAAGAAGAAGTTGTTTGCACCTTGAACTACTAAACATCTTTCAGATAAGTAGTGTACCTCCATTGCATCTAAATCAGATGTAACAGCTCCAACAGAACCAGTAACCCAAGATTTCATCTTGCGGTTTTCAGTTTGAGAAGCACGGTAACGTGTATGCAAGAAAGGACGCTTTAGGTTTTTACCTAATTGCTGATCGTACACTGAAGAAACTCCAGCAGGAATCATACATCCTCTAATAGCATCAGTAGTTGCTTTAGCATTAATAGCTCCACGAGTTGAAGCATCGTTTAAGTATTTCCAGTCAGACTTGTAGAAGTCGTAAGAACCTCTTCTGAATCCAGAGAAACCTAAGTTTAATGCCATATCTTCGTTGTTGTCAAATACTCCGTAAGAAGTACCACCAGCACCGTAAGAGTTCATAGAAGCTAACATGTCATCCATCGCTAAGCTTGTAGCTCTGTTTAGGAACATCATGTTTTCTTCGATAGCTCCTTGAGAGTCAAGCTCTGCTAAGATAGCATCAAATTCAGCTAAGTCAGTAGCAGCATTAACACCAGTTACACCAGTAGCAATGTTACCTCTAGTTTCGATAGCTGAGAATAAACCTTCAGTACCAAAAGCAGTGTGAGAAGCTCCAATAGGACCTTCAGCAGAATCAGCAAAAGTTTGAGCAGAGTCACCTTTGATAGACTCAATTAAAGTCATTTCACAGTGATCAGCAAAACGAGCTCTTGTGTCTCCTTCAGCTTTTAGGTACCATAAGTAACCATTCTGTCCTTCTTCACCAGTAACTTCAACCCAACCAATAGCAGAAGCATCTGATCCAGATACAGAATACATATCTTTCATGATAACAGGCTTGTTAGTAAAAGATTTGAATCCTGGCTCGTTAGCTGTAGTTCTACCGTTTGTACCTTTAGAGTACTCAGAACCAATAACTAAAATAGTTAAAGACTTGTCATCGTTAGATCCATTTGCTACATCACCACCAGAAAAAGCGTGTTGTAACTCACCATCATTATCTGTAGCGTCATAAGGAACTACGGATACTTGATCATTTGCTACTTTAGCAACTAATACTCTAGCAGTACCATTAGCATGAGCTAATAATAAAATGTCGTTTAATCTAATACCGTGATCAACTGAACCAGTAGCAACCGCTACATCATCAATTGTAAAGTCGATTTCAACAACACCACCAGCAATAGTACTTGCAGTAGTTGTAGCAGCGTTTGCAGCTACGTGACCTTTGTAAGATAAGTGTAATCTACCTTGCTCAGACCAAACAACTTGGTCAGAAGTCATTGCTTCTTCAGCACCAACTTGCGCTAAAAATCCAGAGATAGTTCTGTTTCCGAAAACCTCTGCTTCAGACTCCATTAAGTCTGGTAAATATTGCTGTGCCCAACCGTCTGAAGCGCCGGCTGCTGCAAAGTCAATGTAATTTGAACTTAGTGTTGCGCGCACTGCTGCGGGCTGTAAGTTCGTTGCACCTGTAATTGCCATAATTAAATGTTTTAAATTGTTAAATTATTTTTTGTTTTTAATTTTAAACTTAAAATCAGAAGAGTTGTCGCCCAACACTTTAAACTTAAGTCCACCAACCTCAACGTTCCCGTGGGATTGTCTTGGGTCCATGCTAACATTCTTGCTCTTAGCAATACTGTCTTTTAGTGCATCAGCTTTCCCTTGTTCGTAAAAGTGATTAGCAATAGCATCAGGATTCATTGCTGAGTATAAGGCTTTGTGATACCCTTTAGCGTCTGACATCGTATTATCTTCGTTCAAAAACTTTTTGACAAAGTTGTTAATGTCGCCTTGGGTTTGCTTAACCTTTCCAGCATCCTTAACGTTAAACCTATATTTTTTATCTCCAACACTATATTCAAAACCTTTGAAACTGTCGTTAAAAACCTGATCGGTTTTTTGATTAAACTTAAGTTTAGCATTTTTTGCTTTTTGTTCACTTACTTCCGATTCTTTGTTATATCGGTTGAAAAAATCTACAGCTTTTTTAGCCTCTGGCGTTAACCTAGACCCTGCTTTGATTTCTTCGTAATATTTAGACTTTTGCCCGTCTAAGTAGGCCTTTGCGCTGGCAACTTGCTCTTTAAGCGCTAGTTTCTTTCTTCTAATATCTCTATCGTCGTCTACATCTTCGTCGTAGTTAAACGTATCTTCAATTAAAAAGTTTATTTCTTCCGCGTCTAAATGCGGCTTTGTTTTCTTATAATACTCTACTAAAGCTGTTTCATTATCTAAGTCAGAGTAATCTCTATTTAGATCAACGTAGTCCTGCAATGTTCCGCCAGTCTCTTCCATGAAGTCCATTAACTTTTGAACGTTCTCTGGTAGTGGGTCTCCTGTAGCCTCTGATTCAGCAATAGCTTCTTGAATCTGCTCTTCAACCTCTTCAACCTGCTCGTCAGTAATTTCTTCTAGTACTGGTTGCTCTTGTGTTTCAGCTTCCTCTTGTACTTCTTCTTGTTCTGATGTGGTGTCGGTACTTTCATCGCTTCCAACCACTCTTGTGTCGTCAACTGTACTTTCCTCAACTTCCTTTGGTTTTGCACTTAAATCAACTTTAATAACCGAATCGTCTCCGGCTGATTTGAACTTCGACTCATCTATCGTAGCTTCGTTAGTCTCTTGTGTAACTTCTTCAGTTACTTTTTCATTTTCTTCCATAATATAAAATATAAATTAGTAATTATCTAGGCCCAAAATCATCTAAACCTAAACCGCCACCAAGTATATCATTACCTGATGACTCAAAGTTTTTAGGTGGCTTACCACCGTTTCTTTGATCTATTAGCTCACTTTGTTGAGTGGCTTGTATTTTAGTTCTTTCGTCTTTTCTGTCTTCTTTGCTTTTCTCTCTATCTTTGATGCCACCAACTTCTAGGTTCTTAAGCTGCATGTTCATTTGAAACTCTAGCTGCATAAGTTGCTTTTTAATCTCAGCTTCTTGCATTAACGCTTGAGAATTAAGTTGGGCTTCAACCTGTTTTAGTTGAGCTTTAGATTGAGTTAACACCTGGTCTTTTTGCATTTCAATTTGAGCAGCTGACTGAGCGGCTTGAGTGTTAGACTGCGCTTGAGCTTGAATGTTTTCTAGCTGCAACTGTCTATCTTTTTCTTCTTTTTCTTTTCTACGTATCTTAAGAAGTTGATTTGCCAGACTTACGTTTCTTATTTCTCTTATGTCTATGGCATCTTCTAAGTTTATATTCTTTTGATTTAAAGCCATTTGTATGTTGTTTTCCAACATAGCTTTTTCTTCGTCATCTGGAGTTAATTCTAAAAATATTCCAAAATCATAAAGATGTAAGTTGCTCATTTCCTCAAGAGTAGCAACGTTGTGTGCTCCTATAGCTTGTATAAAAGCATCTTTAGTTGGAGAATACTCTATAATGTCTGATATTCTAAGCGACAAAGACTCTGCTACTTCAGTAGACAAAAATAATCCAGCTTGGAGTATGTGTCTTGTTGCAGTATTAGAGTTAGCGGCAGCTAACTTTTGAACACCCACTAAAGCGTTTTTATCTGGTGTACTACCATCTCTAGCTTCGTTTAAGCCGGTAGTGTCTCTAATCATCTGCAAATAGTAGTTGTAGTTTCCTATTAAGCTTTGAAGCTTTCCGCTACCGTTACCCGTACTAATTTCTTGTATAGGAACTTTACCAGGATTCATATCTCCATCAGCTGTCATTGATCTACCAATAACAGAACCTGTTTGGAAAAACATATTTAACGCTTCTTGAGGATTGTAGTTTGTTCCGTTACCCAAATCTATTTCAGCTAAACCATCAGCGTCTAAGTAAACGCCATCTGGAACTATTCTAGACATTACTTGTTGAATCTTTAAGTGTGTTAATTGAATCATGTCGGCAAATCCAGTTATTCTACCTACCAAGGATTCTATTTTACCCTTGTACATTCTAGGAGCTACTATAGAGTAGTTCATTTTAACTTTAGTAAAATCACTTTTAGGGCGTAACATGTTTTTAGACATTTCCCACTTAATAAGATTGTCTGTTCCCAACACAACCGCGCCTTCATAAAGGCACTCAACTTGGTTACTTAATTTTTCAAACCCAGCGTCCATATCTGCGGGTGGGTTAAAAGTGTCATCTTTTTCTATAGCCTTAGTTCCACCGCTAGCTGTTTCTTTTATTTTATATACTTCACTTTTGTAAGTCTTGTAGTTAAAGTACAATATCCTAACCTTATTAGTATCTTGCTCTCCTGAAACAGAGTAGTTGTCTACTCTTTGAGAATAATCTTGCTGTATGGTTTTTAAATCTTCATTAGTTAAGTGTGGGAACTGTTTTATTAGGTCGTTGATTGGAATTGTTTTAACCTCACCAACATAATATATATCTTCAAAGTAAGGAGACTCTGTGTAAGAGTATACTAAATCTGCAGGATCTACATAGTCAACTTTAACACCTTCTGATTTATTAAATGTAGTTTTTACAGCACCTATACCTAAAACGGCTAGATCGTAGTAAAACCTTTTCTTAGTTAATTCGTATCTACTACCGTCAAGTAAAACGTTTATAGCCTGCTCCTCAGCTATCTCAACCTCTTGCTTATACGTTAGCTGCATGTGTAGCTTTAGTTCTTCTTCACTTTTAGGAAGAGTATCGGGATTGTTTTGATACATGTTTATTCCAAAAGCCTCTCCAACATAATCGTTGAACTCTTGCGTCTTCATATCTTTCAATATAGACTCCATATACTCAGTTCTTTTGCTTACTCCATAAGGATCTTGAGAATAAGCTTTTATATCATAAGTTCTTTCAGCAATACCGTTTACAACTATATCTACAAACTTTGGTATAATAGGTACAGGTTTCCAGTCTAAGTTTAAATAAGATAAATCTCCGTTTATAGAAAGCTCGTCTTTGTACTTTTGTATTGATTGTTCTCCTCTAGCATACAGTCTTAATGAATGGTAGCTTTTTTGATTGTGAGAGTGCATACCATACTTTCCACCTAAATTACCTTGATTATCAGAAAACCACTCGTGCTCTATTGCTCTTGCTACTTTTAGACCATATTCTTTTGTAGCTTTTTCTTGATCGCTAACGACCTGGCTTGGAAAATAACTATGAGGTGCTTTAGACATATTATCGTTTTATTATTTTTGAGGAAAAGCCTTCGTTTTTATATCTAGCTATACCTAAATTTAGTTTTTGAGTTACTCTATTAGAAATAGGTTTATACAAATTTCTATTGCAAGCCATTATGGCTAAACCAGAACTAATAGAAGCATCGTGCTTTGTTCTTTTATTTATATCAAATTGTGCCCAGTCGTTCAGTGTCTCTGTAAAATATGTTGTTCCATAATTGCCGTCACCTAAGTTTCCAACGTGGTCGTTTATATACATTTCAATAGCAGCTGCGTGTGATTGTTTAATATCTTCGCTAGAGTTAGGCATACCACCTATTTCTTTTTCTGTCACCGAAAGCTTATTCCAAACTTTATCTGGTCTATTCATGCTAAAACCTCTGTATCCTCTTCGTTTAAAGTAATACAATAGCCTT